TACATCCTGACTCCTCAATAAACGACTTAATTTTATCAATGTAGTCAATTGTTTCGGGATATCTGTTGGTAACACTATTTAAGAATTTATCCAAGCCAGTCGTGGATTCATTTAATTCTTCTCTCAATACCTTTCTTATATGTTCTTGTAGGTTCATACCTGATAAATATCAAGTACTTTTATTCCTTTTAGATTTCTTCGGAATATAATCACTCATTACCTTCTTTTCCACAGGATATTTACCGGTTTTCCATTTAATCTCAGATGAAATTGGTCCATTTTTACTTATTTTATGGTTGTAGGTAAAAATTTGAACACAATCGTCATCCTCATAGATCACCTCAAACTTATTATCGTCAATTTTTTTTGTACTCATACCGCAAATTTACCTAATTTTTATGATATTTACAATTATGAAGGGAAAATTATGTTCATCTATTTGTGAAATGTTAAAAAGTAAATATCAAAACTTTTTGGAAAATATAAACATTTCAATATCAATAGATGAAAAAAGAAAAAAGGTTTATTTTGAACCAACAATATTCCTTTCAGAGACACCAACCACAGAAGAACTATCAGAATTAAAAATGGACGTATATGAAAATGTTATGAAAGAAACAAATTCAACACCTGTCGCTAGAAATGGTTGGAAGTTAGAACATTCCACTTTACAAAAATAATGTAACACATATATTTATTATCAGACCTTGTGGTTTAATATCGTGAGTTAGAAATGACTTTTGAGTTGATCTAAAGATCAACAAAACGATCTTAAAATAAACACATAAAATAAAATAAGGTAATATGTATTATCAACAAAACTTTAACCTCAATCCTGAGGCTTACATTACCGTAAATAAAAAAAGAATTAGACAATACGGTAAAAATGTCTATATGGACAACAATCAAGAGTTCGAGATCGAACTTTATAATCCAACTAATCAAAAAGTACTTGCTGTTATAACCCTGAATGGGAAAAAAATGACAGGTGGTGGTATCGTTATTAACCCAGGACAACGAATTTTCTTGGAAAGATACTTGGATTCTAAATCTAAACTTTTATTTGAAACCTACGATGTGGAAAATACCAATGAGGTATTAAACGCTATAGCAAATAATGGAAACGTAGATATTAGTTTTTATAAAGAGGAATCTAATCCTAACACATTATTAAGTTATAATAATAATGTTTGGAAACCAGATGTTCTTTTGGGTAACCTCAATGGCTCTAATTATATTCCAATTGGAGTTCAATTTACAACAAACTCAACAATTAACACTAATTTATCTAGTAATTATTTTACGACAACCGGTCTTGGTTTAGTAAATGGAAATACTATTGAAACTGGTAGAGTTGAGAAGGGTTCTAATAGTGATCAAGAGTTTGTGTCATCAAAAGATAAATTTGAGAATAAAGCGTATTATCAATGGTCTTGGGTTATCTTACCAACATCAGTTAAACCATACGATTCAAAAGATCTTAAAAAATATTGTACTAACTGTGGAAGTAAGATAAAAAAGGATAGTTATAAATTCTGTCCAAACTGCGGAACAAAAATTTAATCAAATAATCACAAGGTCTAAAAGAAAACCCACCAATTGGTGGGTTTTTTATTTAATCGGTAACCAATACCGACCAAGAAACAAATATATCTTCATTCTTAAATGATACCCCTGAAGCCCTAAACGTACTTCTTACTGTATTCAAATACTTTTTAATGAAATTTATTCTATCTGTAATTCTATCAAAATTTAAACAGGTAACAAACTCGTCTGCTGTTAAAAGTTCATTATATTCAGGTTTTTCACATTTCCAAATACTTTCAGTAAAAAATCCTCGTTTAACCCTAAATCTAACAAATAGTGCATTATCTCTATGTGGTGAAAACTTAATATCGTCTATGGACCAATTTGTGTCAAGACGATTGATGAATTGTTCTGACATCATCTTAATCAATCTTTTTTGAAAAAATTCCATAAATGGGTATTAAGGATTTAGGTGTAAAACACACCTATAAATATACGAAAAAATTATTTAATAATCACATTGGTCATTAAATTATATCCAACCGTATATGATGCCGACATCAAAAGTGTTCGTTTAATAATTTGTGACCACGTAGTGGTTTCATACATTGATATTGGAAACGCTAGTGACACTGAAGTAATGTAACTTGTTTTAGTAATATGCCATAGATCAGACTTAAACCATAAATTACCTATTCTCACTTCTCTATCCCAACTACTCGGTAAACCACCCCAACCCATATGGTTCCAAAATGCAGGATTCATATTTGGGAAAGTGTTCCTGAATTGACCAGGATGGTTGATAATTTCACTATTCATACCATAGGACATTCCGGCAACCATCGCTAATCCACAACCTAAAGTTATTCTTGATTTAGTAAATTGATCAAAACTTGTTGCAAATAATTTGACACCATTTTCTGTTTCTTTCATATTAACCTTAAAGTCCTTATCAAATGGTAAGAATTTTGCCTGTTCTCTGATCGTATCATAAGTGACGTATAAACCGAGTCTGGCGGCGTCCTCTACCTTTTTCTTATAGGACAATAGTTCTCTTCGTAGAGAGTCTGTAATGATCAATACTGAATCGGTGTAGACATACTTAGTGGTGACACTATCCTTATACCTAACTAATGTATCGGTAACAGTCTTAAATGAATCTAAAGCAATTACTTGGCTCTTAAACGTACTATCAATCTTACGAGACTGATCCAAAGTAATAATAACCACACTGTCACCTCTATAATATTTAATCTGAGGATATTTTTGTTTACCAGGTCCTTGACCAAATGACATCAAAGATATCAATGTAAGAAAAATCAATAAATATAACTTTTTCATGATTAGTTTTTCAATGGTCCCAAAGGAATTTTCCTACCTTCAGAGTCTAATTCTCTCAAATCATCCTTTAAAGATTTAATTTCATCCTTTAAGTCCTCTATTTGAGTTTTATATTTTTTTTCAGTAGTTTGAATTGCAGAATTTATTGCCGAACTCATCACATCTTTAGTACTATCGGTTAATCCTTGAGATAACGCAGAGTTTTCGGTTTTCAAATCGGAATTCTCCTCTTTTAGCTGTTCATTCTCAGATCTTAATCCTGTATTTTCCTTATACAGTTGTAAGTTTTCTTTAACAACTGTTACGTGTTTATCACCGGCAAAACCAACCTGAAATACAACAAACCCTACACTACCAACTACTAAGCCGATAGCAATAATCCCTTTTGTGAACATAACTTATTTCTTTGTATTCTTAATAACAAGAAGGTCTCTAAGTTCCAAATATGACTTTCTATTTGTCTCAGCAAGATCTTTCAATTGATTGATGTCATCTTCAACATAAGAATTAAGACGGTTCTCAAGATCTGTTAATTTGCTATTAAGTCTTTCCTCAGTCTCGAGTTGTCTTTGTAACAACTTCCAACAAACCCAACCTAATCCCAAAGTTGCAATACCGAGAACACCATACTGTATCAGGGAATCAAAAATTCCTGCTGACGGTACCGTTTGTAGTATCATATTTTACTTCTTTTTATAAAGTTCTTGTTGACATTTATCTAACTTGTCTCTTAAATCGTCAGCCTCTTTGATTTTCTTGTCAATAAATTTCCAAGCAACGAAACCAAGTGCTAATACGATTAGTCCTAATGCACCGTAATCGGTTAACATTGTGAATACACCAAAATCTTGACCTGTTTTGGCAACTGCTGCGGTTGTGTCTAGTAATACCATATTTATCCTGTTTTACTATAAATATCTCGTAAGATTTATTTAGTTCTTTAATTTTTTTAACACTTTAAACTTTGACAAAATAATTATTATTATTACATTTGAATTAGTAAAAAACTTAAACAATTATATTCTATGAAAAATTTAATTTTATCCTTTGGTCTAATCGCCGCATTGTCTTCTTGTGGTGGTAAAAATGAACAATCATCAAACGATGAGACAATGATTGACACTACAGTATGTGATTCAACTATGTGTGATTCCATAACTTGTGACACAATTCCTTGTGATACCTCAGTTGTTGATACAACAAAATAAAAGATCGAATTTGATTGGACCACACTCGTGGTCCTTTTTTTATGGAAAAATTAAAAATGTTAGAATTACTAATTAACGATCTTCGCAAAAGCGACAGAATTTTGTTATTTGGTGAAAACTCAAAACTAAAACTATTATCCACAACTTTTTCATCACAGAAACAGAGTTATGTTTTTGATATTAAATTAACTGTGGATGAACCTGAATTATGTGAAGAATCATTTCCTGATGGGTTATACCATCTTGTTAACCACGCCTTTAAGTTTATGGGTTATGATGGTAAAGTTATAATAATTAGTACCTTGGAAGTTATTTAATCGTAAAAAAAGATATCAGTATAAATAATATCAGTACTACGTAAAAAATGATATATGGGAAGTAATTCTCTTATGTCTTCGGCTATATCTCTATCTTCATATAATATGTTAGTATTAAAATCATCTAAAGTAGGTTCGTGTTCTTTGTCCCAATCATCTATTTTAATATTATCGGCTGTGAGTTTAATACCGATTTCTGTATCATTATCTCGCAAATCATTGATTATAAATCCATTAACTTTTTTTACATCAAAAGAACCACCAACAGATTTATAAGATTCTTCTACGGTAATTTTTTTTACCTTATTTAATTTTTCTATAAATGATTCTGTGAATTTTTGATCATATATTGTAACACAATCTGACTCTTCATAATCCTCAGTTCTTTCATATTCTTCATTATTATACAATGAAAATAATCTGAACTCTCTGATATTAAATCTTTGTAATAAAACACGTAATGTATTATATAACCTATAATTACCACAAGTGCTACAACACCAAACATCTTTCTTAGGAACAATCTGATAATAAACTAATAAGTCCTCCCCATCATGATCTAAATGATCATATACCCAATCAACCGTATTATATTCAAGTTTAGGTAATCTTAACTTGAGGAAGACATCCATAACACCTACTAAACTATTTTTCATTCTTTTAATATTAAGTCATGTAAGGATAAATATCCCAATGCTTTTTCTTCTAAATACTCATAAACCTCATTAAAATCATTATGATAATGAAAGTCCCAAAGATAATTATCTGTAAACTCATCCCAAAATGTTACGTTTTTAGTTCCACGAACAATACCTCTTAAATTAAAATAAACATCACAATATGACATACTAATGTCTATTGACTCCATCGATACTTTAACCACCTCATCACCTTTTTTAAGTTCGGTAACTTTTTGAACTAATCTATCCGCCTTATTTCTAAACTCAGGACTCTGATATAACTCACAACAACAGTTCCCATCCCAAGGGAAAACCAAATCCTTATATCGTATTTCTATATCAATCATTGCAGTTGTCTTATTTCTTTCAAAAAAGATGTAATTTATATCAAATTTATCCATCCAAGTTGTATATCTTTCATCAATAATGTTACCAACAAGATCAACCCTTATTACAAAATCATCCACCAATGGTTGTGCGTCAAAAATTAAGGTGGGTTCTTCTAACCCATATACGTTTTCTTTTGATTTATAACCTGTCAAAACATAATTAACATCACCAATTTCAACTTTCGGTAATGCCGCTGATAATACTCTAAATAACGATTCGGGTTTCATTCTATATCTTATGGGGTATAATAAATAAATATAACACACCCCATAAACAAATCAATCAATAGTGGTAAATCTGGGTAATGGTCTATTTAACATATTAACAATTTTGGTTTTAACACCACATTGTTTCAATCCCTCATTCTCTTTAGGTGTATGAACAAAGTTTGTTAGACCCCACTCATTCTCGTATCCTTCCTCAAACCATTTACGAGTTACACCTAAATCCAAGTCATCAACCGCAACCCAATGAGATACTAATGGATGTTGTCTTAACCAATGTTTAATTTCACAACATCTTTCATATTCTAATATATCATTAGGATCTATTTTTGTAACATCAAAGGTGTCCATATCCGAATTATAACTTTCGGTAACACCTATTGGTTTTTTCTTTATTTCCCAATAATCAAACAATTGACCAAAATCGTGAATATCCGCCCAGTTCTTCCAATCTGAAGAAACAACGATTTCACAATCAGTTTCATCAATAATTGAATTGAGAACAACCAATCCCTTTTTATTAAAATTATCAAACCTCATATGAACATTTTCATGGTTAGAATGATGTCCTTTTTTATTATACCTTGAACCCCATTCAGATGATAGACATATCACACCATCAAAATCTAAAAATAAAATTTTCATTGTTTTTTTTTTATAAAAATAGTCATATTTATTTGAAAATCAAAATAATGAGTGAAAAAAAATATATCCTTAAGGGGGATAGGGGGACTGGTGGATTAACCGTTTTATGTAAAGAATGTTATATTCCGATTGAATATATAAAAAGAGGTGAAAAAAGGGATCCTAAATCCGCTTACTGTGAGAAACACTCAGAATTAAACAACATTGACCTTCCAAATAGACCAGTGGAACAAGTCGTATAAATAATTTTCAATAATTGATTGAACGTCATATATCTCGGTATTTTGATCATAATCAATTAACTCAACATCAACCATAAAATATTCATCACTTGTTATGCCAACAACAACAGTTGTTATCTTTTTAATTATGAACTTGATGTTTTCTTCTGGAAATTCTCCGGTAGATTTGGCTTCCTTTCCTTCGTATTTATTTTTGATATATGTAACGTAGTTATCAAATTCAAAATTTCTCTCATACCAAGATCTAAGAGTTAGTTCAGGAATGTTAAATGGTTTTCCAACAATAGGATTATAAATTCCACCATTAGATTTCCAGTAATTCAGGATAAATTGGTAAACCTTTTCTTCGGTAATTTTTATATTCATCAGTTCATTATGTTTACCTTAACATTATCAACGTACCAGTTAGTTATGTGAAATAACCCATTACCCATTTCATCTTCAACATTGTTTATATCATCAACTAGTGCTTCAAAACATTCCTCACTTGAAAATTTAAGATCAACTTCAGCATCTAACCAAAATGGTAAGTTATCTCTTTTTGTACCTTCATTTAATTTGAATTTATTTATTCTATATTCAACAACACATTCAATATCATTTTCTTCATCATAATGGGAATTCCGGTTCCATATTTGAGAATACTTTTTATTTAATAGATCAACAAAAACTTGGTAGTTACCCTGGTATTTTTCATCAAGATATTTTATATAGAGGTCTCTCATCTTATATATATCAAGATTTGGAAATGATGCCATAGGACCGGTCCTGAACAACCCTCCATTGGTATCAAACCATAAAAAAACCATTTTTTCAAGATTAGACTCCGTAATTAGTAATTTCATACCAAATAAATATGCATAGAAAGTCCTTCTAGGCGTTATTCAATAAATAATTTCATTTTTCCAGCATTTCACCCACGAAAAACTTATATATTTACCATTTTTGAATCTGTCGGGGACAATCTCAGATTTATTTAACCTTACCAACCCAACGTCTGTTCCTCATTTGTTACCGGACTTAATGTATAATCATAGAGGAAGTTCAAGGATTCAAAAATAAATATTACTCATTTTCTGAAATTGTAAACCTTTTTACTCTTCTTTGTTCCCAAGTAACAACATCATACCATATTTCAAATGGACGACAATAAATTGTTCCGAATAATAATGATTTATAAATGACCATTGTCTCATCGGTTTCAGTATGCTTAGCCAATGTAATTATTTCATATAAACCACCCTTATAGTGATTCCATTTTTCTCCAGGTTTTGGATATACTATCATAAATTTTTATTTTTAATTAAAGATACGATCCATGCGATAATCATAAAAGGAAAAAACAAGATCATTACCAATCTCTCACCCCAAGTAAACGGGTCTGTTGCTTTATAAATGTCGTTCAACCATTCAACAACAAACCCGAAACATACACCAATGATTAAATAAGTTAAAATCGGACTCATCTTGATAATACTTCCTTCTGATAGTAATCATCAAACCCTTCCAACAGACTGGTAATGGATTGGTTATTCTCAGTACCAATAACGGTATCAATCAAACCAAATTCAACCGCCTCGTCAGAAGTAAACCATTTATCACGACGTGATACATTCAAAACATCGTCAAAACTTTTACCTGTGTTCTGAGATAAGATCTTAAACAAGATATAGTTATACCTTTCACCTTCCATTTGAGAGATTCTAGTGTCCTGAACATTTCCTCTCATTCCATGTGATACTTGGTGTGTCATAACCTTAGCATGAATTAACGAATGACGTTTACCTTTAGTACCTGAAGATAATAGAACGGAACCCATTGACGCACACATCCCAATATTGACCGTAGACACGTCAGATTTGACGTAATTCATGAGATCTACTATTCCGAGACCATCAACTACCGAACCACCAGGAGAATTGATATAAAGGGTTATATCACGTTTCTCCACAGAATCCAAATAAAGGAGTTGTGCTTGAACAATGTCAGACATGTGTTGATCAACAGGACCTGATACCCAAATAATACGATCTCTCATTAGACGAGAGAATACGTCCATCTGTGTTGCACGCAATTCACGTTCTTCCAAAATGTAAGGAGTTAATCCCGCATTGACATCAAGATACTTCTTAATGTCACTTTTAGATAAATCAAAATATTTTTCCATACCACAAAGGTATCAGATAAAAATTAAACATCCAAATGTTTTTGAAATAAAAAAACCCCGGTAGCGAATCGGGGTTTTAATTTGGTCGCAACAGCAACCGGTCCTAAGCCCTCAATATTTAGAGGGAATATCTTAATACCTTTCCCAAGACATACGATAATACTCGGCACGAGTTGGGTAGGCAAATCCGTAAAAATCAATCATGAAATATTCATTATCATCAATAAATATTTTGTAAATCCAATTTAGTTTAATACCTTAGCAGTATGAACATATTCTTTTTAGACTACGACGTTAAAAAATGTGCAAAGGATCATTGTGATAAGCACGTTGTTAAAATGATTTTGGAAACCGCCCAATTATTGTGCGGGGTACACCATGCAACAGAACAAAAAACGCCCAATATTCCATACAAATTGTCACACAAAAATCATCCTTGTGCTATTTGGACTCGAGAATCATTATCAAACTATCTTTATTTATGTGAATTGGGATTGGAATTATGTGAAGAATACACCATAAGATATGGTAAAACCCACAAATCAAAACAAATTATTGAATGGTGTATTGAAAATAAACCAGAACTTCCTGATTTAGGGTTTACGGATCCCCCAAGGGCAATGCCTGATGAATATAAAGTTAATGATGTTGTTCAATCTTATAGGAATTATTACATCGGAGACAAATTAAAGTTTGCCAAATGGAAAAACGGACATATTCCTTCCTGGTTACAGGATATTTATGAATATGTTTAAAGAATTCTCACAAGTATTATTAAAAATCCCAATGAAACAAAGATTACTAGGTTTGGTAATCATTGTTCTTGCTTTTGTTGGGATGGAACTCGGTCTATCATTGATCAAAACAAAAAACCCTGAGACCGAGGAAATGAAAAAAACAATCAGTACATTAAGATTTGAATTACAAATCACAAGAGAAAGTGTGGTTGAAGCTCAGAGTCAAATTTCAAAACTCAACTCAAGGATAATTGAAAGTGAGATGGGTTGCACAAATAAGATAATGTCAAGAGAACAAGAAATTTGGAAAATGATAGACTCGGTTCAAAGAATTATGAAAACACATAATAACAAAGAACTACAAAAAATTGAAAAGGTTACAACAACCTATTATAACCCAAATGATACAGGTGATGTTGTTTCGGCAATGGTAATTCCATCAAAAACAAAAAAAGTTATTGTTGTAGATAATACCGAAGCAATTCAAGCAATGGATTTAATTAAAAAGAGGATTAAAAAATCAAAGTAACCCTCTAAATTCAGAAGGTAAGTACAAAGATATTTCTTCATCAGTTGCATCAATGTCAATATCCATTTCTTCAGGTGCTGTGTTGATTAGTTTAATTAAGTTCTTATACAAATATTCATCATACTTAAATTTCACAACCAAACTATCCAATCCTGATGCGGAACCCCTCATTCTTTCTCTATCAACCTCACCTCTATACTTTTTAATAACACCTTTTAATATTCTACCAATCTCCTCAACTTCACGATCCACATTCATATTTCTATAATATTCATCAGGATCATACCCACCTTCATCATCCATTAAAGATGATGGGATTTCAGAATCACCACCCGTTGTTAGATACAATCTTTCTTCATCAGAAAGACCTTCCATACCTTTTTCGTTATATAAGTCCAAAACCTTATTATATGCGGTTTCATCATACGCTTCACCAATAACTTTTTTGATCAATCTAACCAAATCAGACTCTGTAAGTTTTACAATTCTTTTCATACTTAATAAATATCGGTATTAAATAAAAAACCCCCAAGTTATTTCGGGGGTTTTTATGAGATCATTCTCCATCTTCATCATCAAAATAGATGTCTTCGGAATCGTTTTTAATTTTATCCCAAAGAATGTCTTGGTCACGAAGCAAGTCAGCCAAGAGGTTACCATTAACATCTTCCATATCCCAATAATTTTCAAGGATATATTGTTTAGCATCCTCAATTGTCATATCCAACAATACGGGATAATCACCAATGTTGATCTCAACAGGTTCTCGTCTCAATGCGGTGCAATAATATTCACCCATTGATATTTTAATAATATTTTCTTCCATAAATCAATAATATGAAATTAAAATATTATTGTCAATCTTGATTTAAGTAAGCTCCGGATGATGAAAAAATACCGTTAAGATTTAACCTCTTCATCACATATTGTTTCAAACAATAAATAATATCTTTTTCAGGAACAGGGAAAAAC